ATAAATTCCTTCTTTATTATGTTGTTGATACTTTAATGTTGTTGATTCGTCACTATATGTATAAATGTCAAGTAGTCTAGTTATATTCCAATCCCAGTAGCCATTATTTTCTTTCTTAGTATTATAATATTCAACGTATGTATCTATTAAATACTTTAATAGAGGGTCTTCGGGTTCAGAAATAATGAAATTTAAATTATATCCACTATAATATGACAAACATGTAACAAATTGACAATCGTCTTCAATTACTTCACTTAATGGTAATAATGGTTTAATATTAGTATCAGCATACACACCACCATATTTGTATAATATACAGCATCTCCAAAAATGGGATTTAATTGGACCAAATGGAATATATTTAAATATATTGCAATGTAATTCTGACATTTCTTCTAGTAAAAATTGTTCACACATTTGGTCATCATAGATTTTTAATTCATACTCTGGATTTAAAATTTTCCATTCCTGTGAAATATTTTTTATTTTATTAGTTATTTTTTTATTACACATATAAATTATTTTAGGTGGCGACATACTATATAATATATATAATATAAAATATTTAATATAATATTTTAGTTATATTTATAAATTAAATTAAATTATAAAAATAATATATATAAATATGTTATTTAAAGATATTTCAAATTTCAATAATGTTAATGATTATTTACCTATTTTGAATGGTTGTTTAAATGCCGATTTAATATTTATGTTTTTTCTATATCACGGCGCGATAAAATCAAAATTGTTGAAACAATGGTATAAAAAATTCACTTTAAGCGCTGTAATAGCCGATGTTTTTATACTTATTATTGGTGTAATTATTACTCGATACATATATAAATACTTTTTCAATGAATTTAGTATAATAAAATTTACAGCATTAGCAGTATGTGTCCAAATAATTCACGACGTATTGTTTTATCTTTTATTCAAAAATACACCATTAGGTTACAATTATATGTTAGATTTCTTTAAAAAATACGCAGATGAAATGGGAGCTCGTGCAATTATAGGTGATAGCTGTATGATGATAATGTCTTGTTTATTAAGTTCATATTTTGCCACATTTAACTTAAATAATAATATTATAACGCTCATAATATCTGTCTATTTTATTCCTTATATGATTTATTATGAAGGATAAAGTAAAAGTAAATCCAAATATAAATATTTTATAAATAATAAAATATTTAGTAAAAACTATTATCATAATTTTAAATTTTAAAATCTAAAAACATCTCTCAATTTATATACAATTCCAGTTGTTAATCCAAACAAAACCGCTCCCCATATTGTATCGATAAAAGCTGTTAAATAAGTCCAGTTTTTAAATAAAGATAAATTAGTAAATTCATAAACCGCATAAATAACTAGACCAAGTAACGCAGCATCTTTAACTGGTCTATTTTTCTGGATAATAAAATAATTTATACCGAAAATTAAAAATACATATGTTATTCCTATCGCAACAATATCTGCCTTAATATCACTTCCTTGAATTGATTTTATTTGTTTATTAAAATATTCTTTAATAAGGTTTAAGTATAACCCATCTAAAACAACAAATATAATAGCTGTTAATAAATATTGTAGCATTTATATTATATTATAACATTAAAAATATTATTTTAGGAAGTCAAATGATTTATTTTATTATTTTTACAAACATTTTTTATAGTGTTCTATATATAAATGACGTCTATCGGATTTAATAACCCTATTAGTGGAAGTTATGGAACTTCATCAAATGTAGCTTCAGCAACTAGTCCAGGTGGTGCTATTCGTGGATATATGGCAACATCAGTAATGGATAATGATAAATCATACCCGAATTATGAACATATACGTTTCAGTTTAAAGCAATCATGGAATACGACTTATCCTAGTCAACTTAAAGCAAGTAATAAAAAGAGAATTATTACTCCATTTCGTGCTGTAAACAACTCTGGTGATATTTTATGCCGTGAAAATTATTCTTGCGGTGGTTCTTGTCAATCATTTCAAAGTCGTCCTAATATGAAGGGACTTAGCAGTCGTTTTGGTGCGATACAAAGTGTATGTGATGGAACATTTGTCCCTCCAGCTTCTTGTAACGTAAAATATGTTTATGATAGTTCTGATTATATTACATTTGTGAAACAACAAGCTATTAATAAAAATTACAATGATTTGTCTAACGCAGGAAATAACAACAGTTCTAGTCAATCTGCTTTTAGAGCAATTAGAAGATATTAAATATTTCTACTTTTTAGAAATCTACTTTTAGAAAAAGTAGAGCAAAACAAATACTACTTTTAGAAAAAGTTAAGCGTAGTAATAGCAAAACAAATACTACTTTTATAAAATCTACTTTTTATATTTTATTATAAAAAGTAGATTATATGAAGAAAAAACCTACACGAGAAATCAATAATATCATACCAACTCAACATATAAATAATATTAGCATATCAAGTTTAACAAATATTTTCAAATGTGGCAAATGTAATAAATATAACAATGTTGTTCAATCACCAGTTCAAAATTGTCTTTTTTGTGGGAATCCAAATTATGTTATTAAAAAGTAAATAGATTTTTTTAAAAGTATATATATAAATGAGCACTCCATATGGAATTTCAACCTCACAAGGAACTAATACAAATGATTATGTAAGGTCTCTAGTAATCGGTCCATTAAGCACAAATCAATATCCAGGAACAATTCCCTATCACAGTTATGGAACATTAGCTGGAAAAAAACCTAACCCTCCATTATTTTATCCAGGTCAAGAACCAGTTGACAGTGACCAGAATCTTAATGCTAGACACGAATATTTTAGAACAGCTGAATCTACCCAGAGTTTAGCAATCCAAAGAGAGAGAGAAATAGCAAGAGCAAATGGCGGAAGTTTCTATAATTACTCAACAGGTGTTCAACACCCCACTACGGGTCATATGAACTACATTAAACCGGTTGAATCATCACAGCATATTCAAAAACTTAGAGGTGAAGCTGTAGGAAAAAGTGGTTATAAAATTGGATTACCTGTAGATGCTGCATATACCACAAAAAATTATTATCCTAGCGGTGTAAGATCATCTTTAAGAAGAGCAAGATCTGGCGGTTGTACAGCTCCTAAAAAGAAGGGAGCAATACAAAATTATAGTTTATCAAATGGTCAAGTATGTGGATGGGGTTCTATACCAAGACAAACATATTAACATATTAATAAATAAAAAATTAATTAATAATTTTTTATTTATAGTTTATATAATGGATATTAACAAGTATTTAGTTGAATTTTTAGGAACTATGTTTTTAGTTTTTATAATATTTGCTACGGGTAACTATTTAGCAATTGGTGCGGCATTGGCAATTGGTGTATTTTTGGGAGGTCAAATTTCCGGAGGTGCGTTTAACCCTGCTGTAGCTTTTGCCCTTTACAATGCTGGTAAACTATCAAAGGGTGATTTATTACCTTATCTTATTGTTGAAATTTTAGGCGGTTTGGCTGGTTTTGAAGTTTATAGACGTTATGTCAATAAAGCCTAAATTATAATTTATTTTTATTACTAATATTAAAATATTATATGTGTTAATATTATAATGGCAAAATCTAGGAAAAATGCTATACAAAAAACTAAAAGTAGAAGAGGAAGACATTCCAATAGAAACTATAAATTGAGAGGGGCTGGTATTATGGACAGTATATTTGGTTCAAGTACTAATAATGGGTATAATAATAATGGGTATAACAATGGTTCTAATACCGGAAGTAGTATGTTTGGGTCTAACACAGGTATGAATACTGGAAGTAGTATGTTTGGGTCTAACACAGGCATGAATAATGGTATGAATGGCATGAGTAATGGTATGAATGGCATGAGTAATGGTATGAATGGTATGAATACTGGTTTAAATAATGGCATGAATACCGGCATGGGTAGTACTTTTAATCGAGGATTTAATAATATGAATAATCAAGCCCGTGGTTTATACAATACACATATTGGCGACCCTAATAGCTCGTTCAATCAGGGTTTAAATAATTATGGACAACAAGCACGTGGTTTATACAATACACATATTGGTGACCCTAATAGCTCCTTCAATCAGGGTTTAAATAATTATGGTCAACAATCAAAAGGTTTTATGAGTAGTTTATTTGGTAGTAGTAATACTCAACAACCTTATAATCAAGGTACTTCTTCTAGTTTGTTCGGTGGTAGAAGAAAAAGAACAAGAAAACATTAAATAATTTATAAAAAATATAAAAAATATATAAAATTTTTATATTTTATTTGTTCATTAATCTATACAAAACATAAATACTTAAACCAGCTAATCCGGCAAAATATAATTGTGTCATAGGGTCATTCGGTAATTTAATTTCTTCAGCATTATCAGCTACACCGGTAGTAAATCCTTCTTTCATATTGTTAATATCTACTAATGTAAGATAATGTGATTCTGATGATTTTTGATTATTATTATCGATTGTTTGTAATTTGATTAATTTACAGTCTGGATTTGACCCAGCCATAAATGCTTGTGTAATTTCAAATGGATTTAAAACATTTAAATCGCTCATTATACCAGGAATTAAGCCTCTAAAATCACTAAAATTTTGCCCCATCGCACTTGAAATAAAAGGAATATCACCATTTGGCACATTATTAATATAAATATATCTATCTTGTTGTGTATTTGTAGCCACATCGTTACATTTACCGCCAGTATTTAAAAAAAATTTATTTCCTAAAGGTTGGCCTGTTTTTGATGCGCCACTTTTCCCTGAAACTAAAACTTCAACATATTGAATTAGACCATTAATATCTTTACCAAGCGCATTCATTGTTCCAGCATCAGACATACCAAGTTGTGATGGTGATTTAATATTTTGATAGTATGGATAAGATGGTCCTAATAATTTATCTTGAAGTGCCCCAGCATTTGTTAAAGAACTCTGAAATATATTTGATGACCCAGATGTTGTATTAGATGTTGTGGTAGTTGACATTATATTATATATATATTTTATAATATTAATTTATTTTTATTATAAAATTATGTAGTTGTTGTAGTTGTAGATGTAGCTGTAGCTGGTGTTGTAGTATCTGGTGTTGTAGTATCTGTCGTACTTGTATCTGTATTAGAAGTGTCATTATATGACGTTGATAATTCTGAATTGGTTGATGTAATATTGTTAGTATAATCTTGTTGTGATTGAACTAAACCGTCAACCTGAGTTTGTAATGCCGCAACATTACTGCTTAAATCAGTTACTTCACCTTGGAGACCATTTATTCCATCAAATTGTTGCTTTAAGAATTGTATATTTGCCGCATTTTGTTTTGATAAAATTAAAGCATCATTACCATTGTATTCCTGATAATTGCCACTACCATCAGTGCTTCCATTATTGTCTAATCCTTCTATAATGTTACCAGAATATCTTAAAAATATTTGTGTTCCTATTAATAAAACAAATAATACTATTAGTAAATTTAAAACTACACACATTAATATAATATATTATAATAATACTTTTTATTTTCTTTAATATTTATATAATGTCTACAGCTTTTTATCCATTAGGTATGAAAACATATAATAATCATTTAAATCAAGGAGGTTATAAATCATGGAAAGGAACTGGTATAGGTAGCAATCCAGTAGGAATTACCGCTGGAACTATACGACCTTTAACAAATAATGACCCAACAAATAATTACCCGACTGGTTTTGGATTACCTAGACCTATAAAACACGCAAGAAAAGGTAGAAGTTTTAATGTATTAACTTATGACCCAAATACACAACAATATGTAGAAACTAATCGTAGTGTTAAATCATCAAATGGGGGTGCAATGGTAAAACAAATGATGGATAATCCAGGAAGTTTTAGTGTTTCACAAAATACACCAAATGAAGTTAGTAATATTACTAAATTAGATAATGATTGTAAAAATTGTCGAGGAATTGGTATTGTAGCATCTTATTACCCTGAACCAACATATTTAACAGAGAATCCAGAACCACAATCACAAACACCTAAGTTTTGTTGTAATGAAGAGAGAAAGGCGAGACGTAGGGCTTTACCAGCAAGTACTAAATTAAAAAAAAATTATTATACAACTCTTCAACAATATCGTGAAAATAGATGTCAAACATACGAGCAACGTGCTTTCAATTTTGTAACAAATAGTGCTTTTGTTCCTGGAGCTAAACCGGGTAGTGCTTTAGCATTAAGCAATACATATGTAGCAAATTGTCAGCCAAATATTTTAAATTATCAAGAAGCTTATGATAATAATAATATTGATCCGTTAAACCCTACACCAAATTTTTCTGCTTGTAGATTAGTTGTCTATAAACCAAACAATCCGCAATATGCTCAACAAGGAGCCGTTTCAAGTAGCACACGAATGTTAAAATTAAATGTAACCACGATTGAGACAAATGCTGCGAGTTTTAAGAAAAACGCACAAGGTGTTAAGATTACAACATCTAATATAACTAGTTCATCGCAACCAGGAACACCTTTTATTCTAAAAAATAAAGTTCCAAAATTATGTAATCCTCCTCTACACCCATTTCAAAACAAAAATGTTTGTTAAATAATATTTATTATATTATATAAAAATTAATATTCAATAA